GTAAAATTAAACGGCTGATATATCTGTTGAGCAAATACTACCGATGATTCGGGCGAATATACTCTACCAAAAGTACCGTAATCCGCATATGATCTAAATTGATAATAACCTGACCCTAAATTTGGAGTATATACACTATTATTAATAACATCAACCGAGCCTGTAGGTGTAGTAGATAAAATACCCACATATGTACCGGTTGGTGGATTTGAATTACCATATTTTACTTCAACTACATGGTTAGATGGTATTATTTGTGTACTATTATCTGATGCCGTTGAATCTATGTGTACAGATTCACCGTAATATATGTTACTCTCATCTACATTAATACTAACATAAGGTGATCCTGTAATCGGCGGAGATCCGGTATCACTATATAACTCAGTTAATATTGTTTGTGCACCATGCACCGCTAAATCTTGACACTCTAGTGTAACTGTACCGTTATCTATAACAAAATCAGTTTTAGGATTAGGTCCATTAGTTTCAATAAAATTAGCTGATGATAATGTCCATGTATATGATGGGGTTGTAGCATATTCATTAGTAGATACAACTATAGAATCCGCTCTTTTTACTAATGCAACATCATCATTACCACTAACATATAAATGAACGGTAGTATTACCCGCTAATGGTCCCTCAGATAATGCTCTGTGAGAAGCATTTACGAAATAACCTGCACCGTGTGTAATGGTCATCCTACTTATTACTACACTTTCAAGTAATGAACCATTAGATACTGAAACAATCTGATTGAATATTTCTAAAGCATTTGCAGTAAACGTTGCTGTTATATATGGACTACTACCAGTAGATGATACAGATACAACATCTGTACTACCCTGCTTTACTGTTAAAGTATAACCTGCCGGTATATTACCACCACCTTGTAATGATACAGTACATTGTATTGTATTACCGTTAATATTCTTACCTATACAACCTACGATAGATGGATTACCATCTTTTACTCTACCAGTACCTACAGCTGTTTTAAATTTAGCAGCGGGTGTTGCTGTAGGTGTTACTGTAGGTGTTACTGTAGGTGTATATGTATGTGTGGGGGTAGGTGTGGGGGTAGGTGTAGGGGTAGGTGTGGGGGTAACTATACTACCTAATACAGCAAATACATTTTTTAAGTCTTGATTATTTATAGTGAACCCAGTATTAAACCCCGCTGGTTGACCATCAACCACACTACGAAATATATACCGCAGATCCTGTGAACCAGACAGAAAATTAGTATTGAAACCTATCTGTGTAGCTCCCGGAATAAGAGGGTAGAATACGTTATATAAATCTTGACCGTTTGATGCTGTAAACCCCATACTGATTATTACTTACTGTACAGCCAGTTTCCTTAATACTAAAAGAAGAAATACAGATAATTTAGCATAATCTACACTTAAATTACCACTTGAATCCGTATTTACAAGCTCTGGTATATGTTGTTGTACTTGCTCAGCTATTAGACCAATATCATGTTGACCAGGTTTAACTGGGCTATCAGATTTATAATTATATGATACAGGTATAAGCTTTAATACACTATCAATACACTCCATAGATAGCGGATTAATATTTTCCTTTATCTTTTCAGATGAATTAACTGTGAAACCTGCAGCGGTTATAGTACCCGTTGTAGAATCATTAACATTCTTCTTAATAAATTTAGTACCATTATATGTTTCTAATACAGACATGGTTGCACCCTTAGTGCCGGTTGATGTCTCTACAGGTATTTTGTCAGTATTAGCTAAAACAGATGCTACTGGTAAGTCTGGAATTTGAACAATTTGAAATGACATATTATATGTATTATTTAGGTTGTATATTGAAGTATAATATCAATACTACAATTCTTGTTATAACTGGTAGGTATTAATATAACACTACTAATTGATGGCTGAAATGTAATATTATTAATAATGACCGAAAATAATGATTCATCGCCCGGCATTAATAAATTATCAGTGGGTTGAATTACACTAGAACTAACATTAGAGCTTGAAACACTCACTGCACTAATCGTAAGCGGAGCAGTACCGGTATTAGTTAGGCGAAAATTACATTCCCATAATGTCGGTGTATTATTGTAAGATATGATACCCCCACATTCAATATTAGTATATATTGGTGTGATCGTATCCTTATAATCTAACCCAACCGTACCATTAGTTGGGTTAGATGTTAATAATATACCATGTACCGCAGTATACATCTATTATGTAGATAAATCTCTACGCCATGAATACTTAAAAAATACGTTTAAAATATGTGTGTCGTATTTTGTTTGTGGCTCATTAAACACATACACATATCCGTTATATTTTGATGCAGATACTCTGTCGGTTACGTTTATACTTGTATCTGTCGGTCCTATTCCAATTGTATACCAATTAGAACCGTTTGCGTAATTAGTTAAGAATGTAGCTTTCTTTAATCGTTCACATGAACCGGTCACATACGGTACTAACGTTAATGGAATCTCAGTGTTAATTAATGATCTATCTACACAAGTACCAAACGGTGCAGGTGCTGCAGATGTAGTTGACATGAATACAGATGAACCTGTAACTAATAAACCGCTAGCACTCGGAGAAAATGTATGAGTCCATGATGGCCATGTAAATTCAGCTCTATATACGGGGTTAGGAAATGTAACAAACGGATCATACGGAGGCATTAACCAGCCGTATACCTCAGCACTAAATATCATACCCGATTCGTAATTTGTAGTGCGGGATATTTCTGACCAGGCAGATAATAGACAAGCACTTAAAGGCATTCGAAAGTCTCTGACCGGTGATAGCTCATCAGGTACGGATGTTACTATAGTCTTACCTACAACTACTGAACCTAATGTATCTAAATATATTGTATCAAACGATAACGTATATGTAAATTTATAAATGTCACGTTGTTCTGTATAGTTACGATGAGAGTATTTATCACCAGACAGAAATCTAGCATTTAAGTATCCGCTCATCTCCGGAGTAAATGATATATTCACCGGTTTTGTATTCTTACTCATCTTACACCATTGTGGTGGTACCGATACCACCGGTATCATGTATTCTGAACTTAACGCTATTAATTGTTGAGGCCAAACACTGTTTATATTATATTCCAAAAATAAAGAATCTGCAATATTAGGAGCAACACCATTGGCAGCAGCTGCAGAAACTCTAGGTATATAACTACCTGTATCACTATTTAAATAATATTCTACGAAATTTCGATTATACTCAAACGGACTTGCACTCAATGCACCATAATCCTTGGTAGGTTCACCTAAACCGTTCTGCCATCTATTAGTATATCCATATTCAGGACCCATACACCAGGTACCCGGAGCAAATGGTTCATTACATAAAAATGACCTATCATATGGAACAGTAACACCACTTAAATCAATTACAGCCATACCTATAGACTGTATCATCTCAGTACCTTCAACTGATGTAGATGGTGAAATGGGCCAACCAGATACGTCTACAGTACGTACGGTAGGTGTTCCTGGTTCTAGTGTTACTGCAAGCTCATATGATATCTGAAAATATTGACCCGCAGCTAAAAATTGAGGTTCCTGAAGTACTACACGAGAAAATAATTTAGGTGATGCAGGTTGATCCTTAAACCCCACTTCAGTAATAAGTACTGGAGATTTCTCCATATAGAAGTCATATGTACGTAGAAGCCTGATAGTATTACCCTCGATAGTAGTACCACATAACCTCTCACCCGGTACATATCGGCAATGCATTGAATACGGTTGAGCTAATGCAGTTTGATCTACGTTATAGACATAAAATAGTGCACCACTAACATTTTGATCAACATCTACAGTTACTGTAGTATTATCAATAAATGCTAATACGTTAGCGTATTTATCCACACCCGGCCAGTATATCAGTTTACCTACTATATCACTAGTAAACTGATATGGTCCAGATTGTATAGTAACCGTGGTACCGCTTTGAGATGCGGTTGTTGCTGTATCAATTTTAGTGGGTGTAGTACCTGTACCATTTACAGCAAATTGGAACACATTAGCCCACGGCATATATGCAATCTTATCAAGACCGCTATTAAGAATAAGGTTAGGTGCCCAATCTTTCTGTTCACGTACTAATTGATTATTTGAATCAAATACACGAGTTTTATATCTACCTTGAACTTTTGTTGCTACTTCTTTCTCGAAAAGTAATCTTTCCATTTGCTTCATAATTTATACTTATAAGATCAACCAAATACTAGTGCATACTTCTTAGCACTATTATCAGCATATACATTTGAACTTACTAAATTTGTTGACGTCTTCAAGTCGGTATAATTTATTGATGAATTAAATGCTGATGTTGTATACCCTACAGATGATAACACTAATACATCAGTATACTCATTACATGCTGATATTGCACTTAATACAGACACATCAACATATTCAGATTCATCATTACTTGTGTAGTAAATTGTATCTACTACGATGCCACCCAAAGTTACAACCTCTGCTATAAACAACCGATTAACATAATCATATGTAGTACCATTATACTCATACATTTGATTATTTAATGAATCAAACCAATGTTGACCAGATACTGCAGTTGGTGGTGTTTGACTTTTAACCGGCTCTAATAATGAATATCCAAATATTGGTGAACTAGAGAGAGAATTCTGTTCAATATATAGATAAGATATTTCATTATCCGGTAACGTCCACGCACTTAATACATCAGAATTGATTACTATAGATCTATTTCTTTCACCTCGTTGTTCAACACCTGCACCTATTGTACCTAATACTGGAGTTATAAGATCTATACATAAACCAGAATCCTGTAAGAATGACGGTGATCCGCTTAATGTCTTATATAATAATAATGATTGACGATGTCTAGTTGAACTAAAAGTGAATAACTCATTAAAGTTATCATTAATTTTGAAACCACCTTGACGTAAGGTGTTACCTGTATTATCGTTAGCAGAAGCACCTAGATATATAGATTGTATGTTCATACTCGTTCCGGATCATTATCCCAAGTTTTATTATCATTATCCCAAGTAAATGTATCTGTATTGTCAAAATAACATATATCTCTAATATGAGATAATAAATATAGACCTACTCGAGATGTAGTTTTATGCGTATTATTTGAATGATTTATATTTGATACATTTGATATGCAACCTATAGATCCATTATGATACATAGTATAATCTACACCGCTCATAATAACCTCAGTACCTATCTTAAATTGATTATAACCTATATTTATACTAGATAATTCCATATTTATAGGAATATGTTGGGGTGTATCATTACTTTGATTTATACCTAAAATACTCATATCGAACATTACTGGTGTTGCTACATATGTGGTACTATTATTATCACCAACACCAATTACAATACCGATATCATGATTATCACCGAATACCGCATCAATGTTTTTTACTCCCAATTCAAATGTAGATTCACCAATATCATATCTACTAAAAATTACTGATGATATATCAGTAGAATTATTCATTTTATCAGATTGATAATTATGAGAGACACCTACAATATCTATTATATTACCCAATACATCTAATTGTTTTGTAGTATATACTGAATCAATACTTTCACTTGAGGATGAACTATCTGTATTATTATATATATTGTATATATCTGATACTCCCACAGTATTACTAATATTATCAATATTATCAATATTCTCCACTATACATATAGAACTAATAGATGTATTAGTTGATATATGATCCGTATTATTAGAATTGTGTGATATATCGTGTATTGCATTTTTAACTAATGCATAATCTATGTTACTTGGAGATTGATATATACTAGATAGTGACATCTTGATATTATTACTATCTATATCACCTAATATTAAACTTATATCCGCAAATTGTATATTACTATTTAATTCATCCGAATTGTTATAGTCGGTAATATGTTGTATGTTATATAGCTCCACATAATCATCCACAACATCATTAACAATATCCTCAGTGTAATCAATATGATTTACGTTTGTATTAGATGATAATTTTTCAAAAATACGAAAATCAGAAACATCACTAGTATGCCGAATAAATGACAATCTACCGTATATTATATTGATATCAGACAAATCATCACCCACCACATGCTGATAGCTGCTAGCTTCGGTTCGACTTTTATTTTTATCTATTTGGTCTTCTAAATGTGAGAAACTTTTAGTTCCGATTTTTGATAATGATTTACGATCAATATTATCACCTATCAATGAACTATTACTCAATTCTGTTCTATTAACTGAGTTGTATGATATATCATATACATATCCGCTGTTATATGATATTAATTGTTCGCTTGTTCTGTCTGTAGATACTAAAGATTCACAAAAATTTAACTCGTTATAACTTACAACCTTACGTTTATTATCAATTAGACTGATATTGTCTATACTTAAATTATTGTAAGCATAATCTATATCTGGTATTGAATATAAACTATATAACTCATGTGTATATAATGATTTATCTATTAAGAGTGAATCTATCATCAATAATCTATCTGTAGTTATATTTGATATAAATTTGTATGTATCTTTTATGTGATCGATGTTATCTACTTTATTATTAAGGTATGATGTATCTAATATACCAAACATCATATCGGTCATATTAAGTGTAATATTCTCATTTACTCCTAATGTGTTGATATTATCATGAGTAATTGAATCTAACGATAAATTATTATCTACACTCGTGGTATTAATATATTCACTATCTATTAGTTGTACGTTTATATTATTATCTACACTCGTGGTATTAACGCGTTCATTATCTGCTAGTTGCAGATTTATTTTACTATCCGTATTAAATTTATTACCATACTCATAATCAATAACCGTAGTACCTATAGAATTACCTACATTATCAATACATTCTGTTGGTGTATTTTGTATACTAGATATCGATATATTACCGGATGACCACTCGTAACAACTTAACGATATTACACCAACAGATGGGGTAAATGTAGGTGTAAATGTAAACGTGGGTGTTGGGGTAAATGTAGGGGTCGGTGTGGGGGTAAATGTAGGTGTTGGGGTAAATGTAGGGGTCGGTGTGGGTGTAAATGTAGGTACTATAGGTAGAGCACCCGAAAATAACATTACACCCCTAATTAGATGACATTTCATGTCCCGTCACACACTCTATCACTAATATCTATAGATGCAATATAACAACGTTTGTTTATATCCTTACTTAATATAGTTATATTAAATGTATCTGTATCATTATTATATGCAATTAATGGTGCATCTATATCTGTAAATGTTGCTGTAGTAGGCATTAATAATGTGGTCTCCTCTTCACCGGAGTATATCATTTCCATATTGAATTTATCAACGTCAATACTATACAACTTCGGATATATATACGGTATACCACCATATGATGATGATATGCACATATTAATAGTTATCGTATTTAATTTATCGTGGAACCAGAAACCGCCATACAGTATATTATCACCAGATATATTAAAAATCTTAGATGTAGTATTTGTGTTTACAAATATATTGTTATCATAATCAAATGTAATCTTCTCTAATATTACATAATTTTCAAGCTCTATAATCAATACATCATAAACTACATCAAAGTTACGTACATTATTAGAACTCAATTCACTATATATAGATGGATTGTTTTGATGTTTGGAATATATTGAACTTAATGCTGTAGTACCTTTAATTATAGTATCATACGCTGTTCGTACCCATAATTCACCGGTAGTTTTATGACGCCTATCATATATAGAAATATAATTACCACTAATATCCTTAAGCGGTTTATATACACCATAATTACTACCATATATATCAGTACCCCAATTTGCTAACTGATTACTAGATATATCTAATACATTAGTGCGTTTATCAATATTATACTCACCACGCCAGTTTAATGGATATAAATCAGTTCTTGTCCAGGTAGATGCAGTCTCACCCGACCAAAACTGATAATTATCGTCAACTCTCTGTATACCTACACCGTCAAATTTTCTAGAATCATATGATGATTGATAAGGTTTAAATATAGGATATCCCTTACTATTTTTTATCATACCATCAGCATAATCATTTGAGTTTTGCTGTTTTATCCAACTAAACTCAAATGTGTGGATATATGGTGAGAAATTAGATTCTAAACTAGTACCCCGAATGGATGTGTATAGGTTAGGATCCGGGATAAAATATACAGCATTTGCTGATAAACTCTCCTTATCGATGCCTAATATTGGATCAACCGCAGCATATGTATTAGCACCAATATGTGATGGTGTATGATAACCACCTATATTATCTATAGAATATAGAGAATTAAACGATGGTACCGCAGCTACGGTAGGATGTATTCTATTATTTAAATGTGCATATGGTGCATCCGCTATTAGATATCTACCAGATGCAGCTACATTACCTAAACTATCTGTAGATAATGCATAATAATCAGAACCTAAATATTTACTTGCTAAAAGCGGATCATAATATGATTTAATCTGATCACCACTAATATAATCTATAAAAGATGTAAGTGAATATGTAGTAGTAGGTGTATAACCAGGGCTAGTGCTTGGATCTATTACTTTACCGGATGATATTACTTGAAATAGGTAATCTAAATCAGATATTAAACTCTCAGATATAGTATTATCATAATATCTTGTCTCGTATAACGCTTTTAATACATCTGTTGTTAAATTACTAAAAACATTAAACGTATTTGCTGTTGAAAAATTATCATATGCACTAATTGGTACGTTTGATGATGAATCAAAATATGTATTTTCATCATATAATTCCTCAACCTGAACCTCGAAATTATTACATATTGCTGATAGAGCAGAAAACGAATTAGTTAATGATTGATCATTAACAGTAAAATTATACGGATATTTAGTAAATGATCTTAATATATACTGATACAAAATTCGCTCTATAGCTTTATTTGTACCAGTCATATTATATTTCAATTTAGCTGGTTTTACAGAATCTCTTTTACTTGCATAATACGCTGCAATTGCCTTTAGTTTACGAGAGATTAACGGTACTACACTAGCTAATTCAAATTCATTATCGAAATCAATATCTGTAAATAGTCGCTCTTCATTTTCATCTTTATATGATATTGAAATTTGTCTTATGAACGTTTTATATAATTCCTTAATATTATTAACAGTAGATGTAGTATTTTTGATATTAGCATTTATCTTATACCAATTCTGTATATACTTGTTATAGTCTGTTACGTATTGAGTGGGTAGTAATCCCACATTACGCTTAATCCACTCTTGGAAACTATATGGTGATGCAATATCTCCAGTATCAATGTTACCTCTCGAGCTCACCGCAGGTACTTGATTCGATGAAAATTTTGACAACGTAATAGACATTCAAATACTTAATACGATTTAATCTCTGATCAATCCAAGACCTTTAAATATGTAGTAATTAAAAATTAGATCTACTATACCACCATCCTTATACCAATCATCTATTGATGATATATTTTCATTCAATGTAGTATGTGTATTTTCCCAATCTATAATACCACCAACTTGTGTATTATCTGTACCACTTACATACTCATATACATAATAATAATTAGATATCGGTACATCTAGTCCCCAACCTGTATAACCAGATAAGGGGAATGATGATAACGGAAATGATGATAGCGGGTAGTTACTATATGTACTGCTTAATGTGGGTGATTGTAATACATCTACTGTTATAGGTGTGAGTTCTATTTTTTCGTAGTTATTACTATACTTGATATTAAATATAACATTTTGACCCGCAGATGCTATATATGTTGTAGTATCTAATAATTTACCGATATTCTTACCAGAACCTGCTACATTATATTGTTTAAAATCTTTTGATTTTAAATCTCTAGTAGGTTTTAGTTTGCATAAACTTACTGATAATATATCCATTAATCTCTTAATATCAGATGGATAACTAAAATTATATTGATCTATAGGTATGTTTATTAATTGATGCAGTGATTGTAATTGCTGAATATTACATGTGTCTACATCTCCATGATTACCTACAAAGTTAGCAATCTTTTCATATATGGCATTACCTAATATTAACGGATCACCATCATATGACCCAGCAATAGGTGCAATAATATTAGAAAATAATATATCGTTACGATTAATGTTAGGTTGTAGTGTTATATCTCTAATTTTATTAACACCATCAAAATCTTCATTAATCTTACGTATATCATATTCAGACTCAAAATCTTTAACACTAAAAATATTACTAATACCAGACAGACTTATAGTAACATCACTACCTATAGCTGATAGTGGTGATGATGATTGAAATTTATTATACCACTGAAGTCCATGCCAGTCACCACTACCCTGTAATGAATATCTAAAATCATTAGAGTATGGAGATATTTGTACCTCACTTCTTGATTCTGGTGCATCTGCTGCAACCATATATACTCTATTATCATATGAATTTAATACCCAGATTCTATTAAACCAGTCACAAGATATACCACCCAATTCTTGATCATACAACCTATCATTAATAATCACAGATGATATAGGATCTGTTGATAATGTAGTAGAAGACATCAAATATGTTGTAGTACTACCAGTATTAGTATTAATCTTGGTAATATAATTATAACCATGAATAAACCACGGATTTTGATTAAAATCTAATGTTATATATGATGGTACTCTAAATCCACTTATTGCACTTAATTGTGTGCAATCATTACTAAATTTCATTAATGTACCATTAGTACCAGTAGATTCGTTTGTTAAAGTAACCCATAGATTATTACCACCATCTATTATAATATCATGCGGTTGACTGTATATAGGTAGATCTATCTTAGATATAAATGTACCGGTGTTTGAATATTTACAAATAAAACTGCTTAATGGGTGGGAGTATGATACCCAAACATTATCTAATTTATCTATATCAACTTTATTAGCTTGTACGGTATATTCACCACCGAAACCACTAACACCCGGGACACTTAAATATGTTGATTGTACCGGTGGATATATATTACATAATATACTACCCGTATCAGTATCTAGTTTTATCGTAGATCCTGCATCAAATAATGTAACCCATACGTTTTTATTACTATCTAACGCAATACCTGTAGGTGTTACACCAAAGTCGTTATCATATATAAACGCTGAACATTCAGGGTATGTAGACAAATTAAAAGTTCTATCGATACCGAAATTACGCGATACTCTGTATACTGTATCATTAGCAGGATCAGTACACCATGACGTGTCGTTTATATCTCCGGGTACTCGAACTATACCATATATTTGACTATTTGGTATAGTATACACCGAAGATGTAAATTCTTGTATTGTTTGTAGATCCTTTACAGTAAGATATACTAATTGATTATATTTCGGATTTGATACCCAAGCACCAAACGGTTCAGCAAGTACACTATACATCACAACACCATTAGCTAATACACATGCAGTATTAGCACTCACTGAACTATAAAACGCTCCACGATAATAACCACCTACATCGAAACCATCATCGTCATATCTATCAAGCTGTATTGTATCTGTAAATGTAACACTACTAGCTGGTATATTAGTAACACTTTGATTGAATGAATTTACTATAAAATTCTCTAATGGAAAGCTTTTTAATATAACATCTTGATATGGAGCTGCAGGATGAACTGTAACCATATATGGTGTATATGCATTTTTCCATATAATATCGTTTAATGGGGTGATACCATTTACTGTAATCTTTAAGTGGTCAGGAGTAAGAGACTTAATAGTATGAACAGTTTCAGATGATATATCACTATTAGCATATGAGACATTACCATCTACATTATAACTACTAGTTACTAGTGTAGCTACTAACGTAATTGGAGATATTGAATTGTCTAGGTTTTGTGATGGTAAATCATCAACATATAAACATTCAATTTCTGCAGATAACCCAACTATTGTACCTATACTTGGTGACACACGATTACCGTAGCGATCTATAATAATCGGGGTATAATCAGATATTACGATATCGTGTATTGTATTACCGGAAAGATCTGTAAATTTCCATTGAGGTTTTAAGTGTGACCACTTCTGTTGAGGTTCTTGCCATGGTTGAGATTTAGACCCTCTTGAATACAATTTGACGCTCGGTAGTATATCATCAACACAAGATGATGATAATTGAATAATGAATGGAATATTCTGTGGTACTGATTGATACGTACTAGGAGCTCCATCAACCCACCGTATATTATCTTCAATATAATTATATACAGATAATGTTGTAAATATCGTTTTTACTTCATCATTATGACCATTTGCAGAATTTGGAATAACTATAGAGTATGATACTTCATATATACCCTTACTGTTAAAGGTATGTGTGGGTGTATGATCATAACTGTAATCACCATCACCAAATTGCCAGATTTCTTGATATGGTACATTACCACCGGATATGTGGTTAGATGTAAATATCCCAGTAAAAGTTACTGGGGTAGCTTTTGCATATATAGTACTTGTATGATCAACAGATATACTAGTAAGATTATCTAAGATATTACTCATTAATATTCGACGGATTGGGTACCATTAACATATGAACTCTCTATTACAATATTACTAATTACAGAGTCTAAATTATAAAAAAACGGAAATTTAAATTCATCTAGCACTATATTTTTTGTGGTTTGTTGTATATCTTGAGGATATATGGGGTTCCATACTAATAAGGATATACCCTCTACATAGAATGATGAATCTTTACGTTTAGTAAAGATTTTCTTCACACCACTGATATTTAATATCTGATCATTAATACTAGACACATCTATAGTCTGACCTAATGAACATTTTGCATTACTAAAATATGTCTGTAAAATATCCTTAATTTGTAATTTAATATATGTTAAATCAGCTTTAGAATTATCATTAGGTATTATTGATAGATACGTATTATTTCTATCATTTACGCTTATATCTGTAATACTATCATTCACTCCCAGCGTTACTGCAGTATATACCGGATCAATTAATATGATTTCAGCTGTTGTGGTTTTTTGTGTATTGACCGAATTTATAATACTTTCTTTCTGTGCGGGGGTTAGATAGTTAACTCTAACACCATCAACATACCGCTCAATTTTCGGTACAGTAAACACGTATATATTGTTAAAGTTACACGCATCTGCGAAACATAGTTGATTAAAAAATATACGAGATTCTTTATTCGGAGATGATAATCCGATATTATATAAGTATTTTACATATTCGGATAAATACCCCCAATTATTAGTAATTTTAACATCTCTTACTATATTAGAGAAATTTGCTTTAATATATGATTCATAATCATCTAATGTTACTAATCTAAACTGAGATCTAAAAACTTTTGGTGCATTTATCCTTATACTATCAACACCTTCAGCTATATCATACTTGGTTGATATGGTATTATTAGTAAATATGAGTTTTGATAAATCACCCGTTGTTATAACATTAGATGTGTTATCATATATATCACTCAATATATTATTAAGTTGTATGGTATTATACATTACTACACTCTTATTATTAATAGCACCAACACCTACCTCACCATCACTACCTCTTGATTCTAGATAATATACCGCAACAACATCTCCAGTATTAAGCTGTTTACCATTAATACCATTACCAAACTTTATTTCATATCTCTTACTTTCGTTAAGACGAATTTCTACTACCTCTGAATCCTTATTTTCTAAAAACAATGTAGGTACTGCATCCCATTTTGACCATTTACCATCAGTTACATTCTTAACATATACGTCAATATTAAAATGATCTATATTAACAGTATCACCAGGGGTTAATGTCAATACCTCATTTTCACTACCTATAGCTGTATATGTTGGATATTCTACCCATTTACCCTGATATAGTAAATTCTGATTACTCATATCTCTCAGATATTCAGTACTAGATGTAGTTTTTGTAAATGTAACATCGGTATTAAACGAGTATATGATACTATCTAACCTAAAAAATGAATATCTAGGTAATATGTAACTACCTACAGCTAAAGTATTTTGAGCTGATACATCAAAAGTTAATGTTGATGTTTGATTACCTATAGGTTTATAATCTATAAGTTTTACTAACCTACTGATATTTTCATATACATTAGTATCTGAAAATAATGTATTTGTAGATGTACGATTTAAATAAAAAAGTAATGATTGATAGGTATATGCAAATACTTCTATTAATGAAGATATATTACTACCTTCATAGTTTTGATCAGTAAAAGCTCCTATTTCGTTTAATCTATCTACTATCAACTGCTTAACTGTTGATGCATCAAATGAAAGATATTTTGTTTGTTGTGCGGTTGACATTGTTAAATGAATGTAAAATTGGTATTTTCTGACAATACAGCGTTAAGTGTTAATGAATCCCTTGATGATAATAGTGGTACTCTAATAATAAGAGTAATAGTATATTGTTTATCATCAGAATTACCTGACACTTTTATCTTATCAACTACTACTCTAGGTTCAAACCTCGTAATACCATTCAATATAGTTTCACCTATTATATTTGCAGTATTTGTAGTAACGGGCTCAAATAGATACTGCATCAAACTTAATCCATAATTAGGACTAAGTAATTTTTGTCCGGGTATAGTATTAAAAAGGTTTGATATTGAATTTTTTATTGCATCAATATCATTATCAACTAGAATATCTCTTGGTGTATTAACAGGATAACCAATCACATCTAAATGTAAATCAGTATAAGTAACTGACGTAGAGTTATTATACGTTTTTTTGAGGTTGTCTATTGTAATTGACGCCATTACGAATACTTACATTGTATATTCGATCATTAAACCCTAAGTATACATACAAAACAAACTTATGTACAAACTCGGCACATCTAAATTTGAGACTCATATTAACGAAATGTTTGATAGGTTCACTGACGGTGGAGGTTTCCTTAAAGGTGATGTAGTAAAATTAAAGAAATCTGCAACATCATCAGACTGGTTTAAACAGCAAGCATCTTCAGTTCAAGATAAACTACAGCAAATGGTAGAGAAATCTAATAGAGTATATAGAATCTCTGCACTTAAATCAGAAATACCGAGATCTGCAGGCTCATTTGGTATGGGTCAACCCATAGCTGCTGTTGCTGATGTTGTAAGAGAAGTTAACCCTAGCTTCTGGATGGATCCAGTTACAGTACCTCTACAGTATCTCGAGGTTGTTGATGTTGGTGTTAATATGCCTCCATACGACAAGGACCTTATAAGACCTGATAATAGTAATATTAAACCGACAGATTCAATCAAAAATATAGATAAAGTAAGTGCTAATCAAACTATGGCTGGTACAGATGATAGAGTATTATCCGATAAATATCAATCAATTAAATATGGAAACAAATGGGATGATAAGAGACCTGGTGGTGGTAATACACCCTCTCAATTTTTAAAGAGAGACCGCAGACAGATTAAGCATTAATGCAATCCTTAGAATCTATATATAATTCTATATTATTAGAAAATCAAAATCCTAATAATATAGATATTAAATTATTAAAGGAATGTGTTGACGGTACATATACTATTAATGAAGATGGATCTATAGATGTGGATGGTAGTGTGTATATAAATAATAGGGATTTAATTAAAATCCCTTTCAAATTTAGAAATGTGAGTGTTTATTTTACTTGCAGTAATAATCAACTCACATCACTAGAAGGCGCTCCTAATACTGTGGGTGGTAGTTTTAATTGTCATAATAATCAACTCACATCTTTAGAGTGTGCCCCTAATAGTGCGGGTGGTAATTTTTATTGTCATAATATCCTTAATCTACCCTATTCAGAACTATTTAAAATAGTTGATAAAGTTGACGGTGATATTTTCTATTCATCAGTAACCACACCAGAAGATAAGGATAAGATTAGAATAGATAGAGATGTTAAAAACGTATTAAAAGATGATGAATTAGGAAATTTAGATATATGAAATCATTAGAATCTATATATAATTCTATATTATTAGAAAATCAAAATCCTAATAATATAGATATTAAATTATTAAAGGAATGTGTTGACGGTACATATACTATTAATGAAGATGGATCTATAGATGTGGATG